AATCCAGTTTTCCTGAATTTCACGACCATCTGTGGTGTCCCCTGCCGTGGCAATACGGAACCACTTTGATTTAAATTTTTTTGGATTCTGCTCTTTGCTGCTCATGCTGCATTTACCTATGAGAAATTGGCGTTCGGGCAATTTCGATAGGTGCAGAATGGGCAATGTGACTGTGTCGTCGCAACGAGCGTCAGTTGTAATTCAACGGTTTACAACTCGCTAAGGCTGAATCTGAAAGCCTGTACTGCCAATGTTTGCAGCAGATAAGTAGCAGACATTGGATATGAATGAATTTTCACAACTAGCTAACGTCAATTTGTTTCTCGACAATCGACTTAAAGCTAAATTTCTTTATTGGTGTGGGTGGAAAATCACCGACATAGCCGAAGTTCTCGATGAAAAAGAGAGAACCATTCAGGCATGGAAAACTAGAGACGAATGGGAAAAAACCAAACCTGAAAACCGTGTGGCTCAAGCTATTGAAGCCCGTCTAATTACGCTCATTTTCAAAAACAAAAAATCTAGCGGTGATATGAAGGAAGTCGACCTTCTCATGAGGGAACTCGAACGACTGGCCCGAATTGAGCGTTACCGAGATACAGGCAAAGAATCAGATCTAAATCCAAATATTCAGAACCGTAATGCGGTTGCCAAAAAGCAGAAAAAACCTAATACCTTTACCGAACAAGAAGTCGAGATCCTCATTACTGCATTCGAGGAAAATCTCTACGACTACCAATGGGACTGGTATCGAGCTGGCAATCAACGTACACGCGCAATTCTAAAAAGTCGCCAAATCGGGGCAACTTACTACTTTGCACGTGAGG